TTAGCTATAAGTTTTGGAGCAGAGAAATAGTTCTCATCACCAACAGATATTTCTGAACTATAGTCTGCGTCTTTCTGATATCTAACTTGTGACCCAGATACAGCAGCAAGTGATTTACCTGTAGTGTATTTAACACCATAAGAAATCGTTGTATCATCTGGAACAAGTGTAGTGAACTGAGGAATGACTTTATCAAATTGTACTTGTCTATCTGCAACTACACTATCACCACCAAATCTACCAGAGGACGATGCATTAGAGTCTGCTTCAAATCTTAGACCAAATCCATCAATCGCAGTAACAGTTCTACTACCAAGAATACTTGTTCCTAGAACACCATTATAAGTCGTTGAGGAATCAAGTCCTTCAATCGTAATAGTATCTGATACATCATATCCGTGATTAGGGAATAACATAGTGACTGTTGCGTCACCATTTTCCATAAAGAATGGATTTTCATCAGTCGCTTCTGCTTCAACAGGTGCGTTTTCAAAGACCGCATATCCACCAGCAGTATCAAAGTCTGCTTGGAAGATTTTAAATGATAGGTCTTTAGTTTGGTCAGGCTCCCACGTTTTACCATTTTGAGATTTAAACAATGAACCCATTGATGGTTGACGAGAGATTCTCTTTTCGGTTGAACCTAATTCAAACGCATAAGTTTCAGCAACATATGCTTCATAGTCAATTGATTCTGCAAGAAGTACGATAGCGTAATCGGTATCTGGATTCAAGAAGATTGGTTCATCAAACTCAAAAGTAGTAGGAGACGCAACAACAGACGCTTGTGTTTGTGATGCAGGTAGATTTACTGAACTAGGATTCAAGAATTTACTTGCATTACCAATGATATCTGTTGCAGACGGAATACCATTAACCATAGGACGAATCTGTAATTCTACAGGTACACTTGAGTCCTTAGTTTTAAAATAAGTCTGAACTTTAGTCACAAACATACCAGAAGGTTTAGTCACGGTAAATGATTGTGCTAGTGGGTCTCTGTTACGAACTCTTGTAGTCTCAGTCCATCTACGAGTTCTTTTCTGAGTAATACGAGTTGATGTAATAGATTCTTGTCTTGTATCTAATGTTCCTTGTGCAACATAGTTAATTGAAGCACGAGACAATGATGTTGTATCATCGTTCTTACTAATATCAAGAAGTTTAAACTCACGAGAACCAGCACGGAAACGAAGAGTATCATTTGATGGAATGAAGAATGAACCTTCAATCTCACCATTACTATTTGTTTCTAAGTTAGTTGACCCTTGTGGGTGAGCAGTAGATTTTCTATATCTATTACCATAGTATACCGCATCACCACGAGTACTTGCGTGTCTGTTAAAAGATTCTTCACGACAGAAATCAGATACTAATGTTCCATCAAAGAATGGGAAGTATCTAGTATTAGGTCTTAGACCTTCTGCACGGAAGAATACTTTTCTTGAACGAATAAACGGTAAGAATGTTAAGGATACTGTTCTGTCACCAACTTTCTTACGAACAGTTCTAGTACCAGTTACAATAGTTTGTGAATATGAACGTGTTATCTCTCTAGTTCTACCTACATTACGAGCATTAACAGCACCTCGTCTAATACCGTCTGGCGCTCTTTGTTCGTTAATACCTGCCCAGTTCCATTGAGCAACTCCGTTCCAACCATTAAAGAGGTTGAAACCTGTACGTCCTGCAATGTTTATTCCACCGAGTAGATTTAAATTACCGAATCCTGCAATAGGTGTCCAAGGAGTAGCACTCCATTGCCACGCATTGGTAACTCCTCTACGAGCAGCAGTACCAACAGCAAGGTCACCTTCGTTAAGGTCTGGTAACTGTTCTTCTGCGGTCTGATTAATTACATTTGCAGGTTTATATTTTGTTTGTAACCATTCGTCCGAAGCAGGAGATAGAGTAATATTACCTTCACCTGTAATAACTGCGAATGGGTTTACATTTTCTGTTCCAGAAACTAGGGGTTGACTTATAGCAACACTTTCTGTATAATTAAGGAATACAGTATCACCTTTTAGAATTGTATTAGATGATTTATCACTATCATATACAAGTGATACGTTATCGTCAAAAGTTGCAGGAGATAATAGACCTCTTGATGGGTCAATACCTGCACGATATTCTGAGTTCTCTGCGTCCGAGAAACTTCTATCCTTGAAATTATCTACAAAGAATCCAGACTTAGTTCTAGAGTTACCAGCTGAATCTAGAATTAGAAGAGAAGATGTATCAACTTCAAGAAGACTTAAAGAAGTAACTTCTTCTAGTTTATCAATTCTAGTTTCAAGGTCAGAGATATCTCTCATAGTAAATCTCTTTGCCTTGATAGGAGTAACTACAACGTCTGAATCATTTAGACCATATGCGTTATGTTTGATTTCAAATAACGCAAGTGTGTTTTCTGGAGTAGGTGGAATCTGAGCAGCAAATCCTGCTTCACCTTGAATGTTCTTGACCTCACCAGCAGTACTAACAACAATCTTATCAGAACGAGGCATATAGTATTCTATATCACCTTGGAAGATATCACCATTAGTTGGAATTTCGTTATGAGCAGCACCAGAACCAGTAAATAATCCAGCTGAGTCAACCGAAGAACGGAAGTCAATTACATCACGTAGATTTACTGAAGTACGAGGCCCCACTTGGAATGCATTAATATCTTCGTATTCAACTTGACCAGTATAAGAGTTTATTGAGAAGTAATCACCATTACCGTGAGTAAAGTGTTTGAATCTACAGAAGATTGCACCACTAGGAGTAGTTGCACCACCGTCTAATACTAGACGTGCATTATCATAATACCCTGCTCTTTGACCGTTGTCAACAGTAAATAGATAAGAAAGGTCTGCACCATCTGAATCAGTTTGTTTGATTGAAACAACTTCATATAAATCAGTTGCGTGTAGATTTACAAACTTAGTACCAGTACCATCTGATTCTACACCAGTATTATTATAGGTAGTTTCTACCAAAGTCTTTGGACGAACAATAGGTTGTGCTTTGTTAACTTTTGAGTATACAGTTACCGCACTTGATGTAGGAAGACCAGTAATCGTTATAGAATTTGTTCCTGCACCAGAGATTGATGGAGACGCAACAACGTCACCAGACGAATCGGTTGTTACAATATATTGACTCGTGTTTGTAAATGTCTCACCAGTTGCAGACAATGAAAGTGTTAGTGAACCAGAACCATTAGATGTTCCAGTACGAATACGCTGAACTTCAAAGTCTACGTCAGTAATACTTCTTGGTCTAGGATTAGGAACAGGATATACTAAATTAGTTTTTGTTGATTCTTTTATAACTGCTTTACTATTCTCTAAAAGTGGGTTAGCATAATCAGTTGTACTAGTACCAAGAGATTTAACATTACGAAGTGCTTGACCAGAATTCATCTTAATATCAAACAGATAGACACGGAAGTTTGCACCGTCTTCTTCTACATAACGAACTCTTGCAGTACCAATAGTAGACCCACCGTGTGCGGTAGCACTACGAAGGTTGATTGTTGCATAGTCATTAATGTTTAGATTACCCTTTAGAGTATCACAAATAAAGTATTGACCATAACTAATACCTGCAACTTCGTTGGTCAAAGAAACGGTACTTCTTGGTTTTGGAATTGTTAGGGGTGTTGCTTTTTCGGTTGCACCACGATAACCATTTACATATGCAACTCCGTCTGATACAGAAGCAATAATATTTGTTCCTGAATCACTAAAGTCTACAGTAAAGTCTTTTGCAATATAGTTACCAGACTCTTCAAAAGTTCTCTGGGCAACTAATTTATTAGGTGCATTGTATTCATCAAAACCAGTTACTTGGTCAACAATATTACCGTCTACTACGTCACAATAGTAAACAAAGTTTTGGTCTGAATCAACAAGGTCTTGAGTCGTGAGTATTAATTGAATACGATATCTGTCTGCACCAGGCGAAGACAAGTTAGGTGTCGCACCTTGGTTGTCATATAATGTATCGGTATCTGAGACAGTTACGATATCTTCGGTTACTCTGAAACCAACAACCTTAGTTGGGAATCTAGTATACTTAGAAAGAATTAGTGATTGTGGTTTTGCAAATACAAAGTGTCCACGAGTAAAGAAATCACCTTCTGCGTTTGAAATCTTACAACCTTGACCAGTAGCAGGGTTGATAACAGTATTAGTTGATTGAACTGTAAGTGTATCACTACCGTTTGAGATATCTTCACCTGCACTCATACGAATTGGATTTTCGCCAGATGTTGCACCAGAAGTATTGGTATACTGAACGTATAGTGTTGCAGGGTCAGAACCTTCTGCTTCTACTACTTGTAGAACTCTTGCTTTTACAGTAGAAGTCTGACCAGTAAATTCTGTACCTACCAAAGTAGTTGGGTCGGCAGGTAATACATTAGTAGTTGTGTTTAACTTAATAAACTCATAATCACTAGTAATAGAAGGGCCGCCTGGGTTTACTGACGCACCATCTTTAAAGATATTACGACCAAATCTTCCAATCTCTTCTTGAATGATTGTCTGCAACTGCGTAAGTTCACGTGCCTGTAATGCACGTCCACTATTAAACAGAATGCGATGATAGTTATCACTATCCTTAAAATCATCCTTATAAGAGGAGTTGAATACGTTAGATGTAAATGTCTTTGGCATTTTCTATACCTTAAATTTGAATTACTATTTTAATATCTTCAGTCTGGTCAGTCGCACGAGTAATAGCCGCACGATTATCTATATACAAGAGTTGACCAGAGAATGCATCTATCTCAGGATTTATGTATGGAGCAAACGAAGCATTAAGAACACCTGCACCATTACCGTCTGTTTCTGCAATATTCTCACCAGAATCAAAGTTACCAAATCCAGTCACCTCAGTTTGGTGATACCAGATATTAGATGAATCAACTTTATCAATCAATGCTTGAACACCAGAGGTAGAACCTTCAATAGTGTTATCCGCAGTAAATCCTGAAGTTACACTTGACAATTTTAATTGTTTGAGTATAATACCTGTTGATGCAGTAAAGTCTACCGAACCAGAACTATCTTTTAAGTCTTTCATAAGACCTACTTGACGGAAATCATTACCAACAATAAAGTCAGTGTTTTCTGTACCTTCTGGTTTTACGTTGAACATAATCGAAGTAGAACGAAGGTCGTCTCTTGGGTCTCCACCAAGTCCTAAAGGAGTAGATAAAATTGCTCTTACTGAAGCAGGTTTGGTTGGTGAACCACCACCTGTCACAGCAACGTCAGCAAAGTCATATCCAGAACCTAGTGTATAATTACCAGAACTGTCAATCAATTCTACTTTTACTATTTGACCACCAGAAATTGTTGCACCTGCTTTTGCTTTTGTTCCATTACCAGTTACAGTAACAGTGGGTGTAGAGGTATAACCTGAACCACCTGAGTCAACTGCATAACCAATAATCTGTCCGACAACAGCAGCATTCTGTACTGCAAGTTGTTCTACATCAGCAGCAGGAGAGTCTGAGTCAGTTGCACCTTGTAACTTGATAGGAAGATAGTTTGCAGAAATATACTTGGTCGCATCTAAAGCACTAATAGAATATAAGAACTTCCAGATATAACCATCAGCAGTATCAAACGGAGTACCTGTAGTATTACCACTTGGTTGCACTGTAGAAACTTGTGCTTGACCAGAAGCATTCTTTGATTGTTGAATACACATATAAACTTGGTTGTTATCGTTCATAACATAATAAGTTTGGGCAGGATATCCCACTTGTGCGTCATCATATGCAGAATAAATTGCACCAGAAGACCAGTTATAACGAGGAACAACAAAGGATAGGTCAATAATATTCTTTGCAGATTGTGCCCCAAGACGGAAGTTTCTTTCTTCCCTTGCAGTATTTACTACTGTTGGTGCAATATCAGAATCATTCCAATCTTCGGAACGTCCGATTACCGCAAAGTAGTTCTCAGCTGAATCAGCAAAGTCTGATTGAATACTACTAATAACTTGTTTTTTTAATGGGTTGGTTACTGTTGCCATCTCAATTATCCTGTTGTTGTGCCGTTATTTGACACGAAAAACCATTTACTCTTTGTGTCATTCCAAACTAATTGACATCCATCGCCTTCGTCAAAACTTACGAATCCTGCACCAGAGTCTACGCTAAATATATTTGATGTTCCACCTTGAGGAGTAAGTCTTACTTCACCTGCTCCTACGTTTACAAAGTGTTTTGTTTCACCCTGAATAGTTCCGTCATCAATAGTTGGTGATATTAAACTACCAGAGTTAAATACTGTTAGTGGTTCTGTTAAGTCTACCGCAGTTGATGTTGCAACGTCTGTTCCTTTTTCAAGAACAAGTTTGTTTACAATCTCAACACCACCTGTACCTTTTGCACCTAGTTTAAGACTAATGTTAGTATCAGCACCGTCAACGTCTATGACAGGGCCGTTACCAGTTGCAGAGTTAGTAATAGTTGCAAAGTTAACTGCACTAGAAACATTTTTTAGTTGAAGATACTCATCTCCTGCACTATCAAATATTTTAGAACTACCACTAAATCCACCAAAGGTAGGATTAGTTACGGTTAAACCATTTATAGTTTTATTGTTAAGTGTTTGTGTATGATTCGCAAACACAAAAGTATCATTCGTTGTAAGTAATGGAAGTGTAATATTACGGTTTGCACTTAGATTACTAACTACAACATTATACGAATGACTTGAATCTGTATCTTTAATAGACGGAGTAGTTAAACTAGGACTTAGAATAGTTTTGTTAGTCAGTGTTTGAGCACAAGAGTCAAGAATAAGCATTCCTGAATCGTCTGGTATATAAACATTATTGTCCGCAGTCGGTTCAATTGCACTTAATGTAGTTTCAAAATCATCTTCTGCCTGACCTTCAAAGACCGCACCA